GGCCGACGAGATCGGCATGACGATCCAGGGAGTGAACTACTGGCGTCAGTCGGATCCCGACTTCCGTATGCGGGACGACAGGATCAAGCTCACTCGTCAGGGTGTGATGCCCGAGGCACGGAACTCCATGCCGAGCTTCGAGGAGTTCTGCATGAAGTACCTGGACACCCAGCTGTTCAACCACCACCTCCAGTGGGTCGACCTGCTGGAGGGTCGTGAACCTCGGAATCTCCATCCCGCCCAGCGGTACGACAAGGGCGATCCGGACTTCATCATGGTGAACACTCCTCCGGAGCACGCCAAGTCCACCACGATCACCGTGAACTACGTGACGTACCGCATCTGCCAGGATCCGAACATCCGTGTGATCCTGGTGTCTCAGACGCAGGAGATGGCGAAGAGGTTCCTGCGGGCGATCAAGGATCGCCTCGCTTCCCCGAATCCGAACTACCGCAAGCTTCAGATCGACTTCGCCCCCGAGGGCGGGTTCAATGCGAACTCGTCCGCCTGGACGGCGGACAGCATCTACATCAACCCTGAGCTTCGCGACTCGGGTGAGGCGTCCCCGACGGTCCAGGCTCTCGGTATCACGGGCCACATCTACGGTTCCCGCTCGGACCTGATCATCTTCGACGACACGGTCACGGGCAAGAACGCCCACGAGTTCATCAAGCAGATGGACTGGATGCAGCGAGAGGTGTACAACCGCAACTCGCAGTTCGGCTCCAAGATCCTGCTGATCGGAACTCGCCTGGCTCCCGTCGACCTGTACGGCGAGATCACGAAGCCTTCCTACTACAACGACGAAGAGTCTCCGTGGACGTACCTGACTCAGCCTGCTGTGCTGGAGTTCGCGGACGATCCCGAGGATTGGGTCACTCTGTGGCCCAAGACGAACCGTCCCCCTGTTTCTGTCGCCGGTCGAGCCAAGGTCGAGCAGGGCGAGGACGGTCTCTATCCCATGTGGGACGGGCCTGCGCTTGCGCGCAGGCGACGCCAGATGTCTCCCAGGAACTGGGCTCTGGTCTACCAGCAGGCGCAGGTTACGGAAGATTCGATCTTCCAGCAGGCTGCTGTGATGGGCTGCGTTGACGATGCGCGCAGTCCTGGCCCCATGGGCGGCGGGACGGCTCAGGGCCGTCCCAACGGCACCGAGGGGTGTTACATCATCGGCGGCTTCGACCCCGCCGTGACGGGCAACTCGGCGGCCATCGTGATAGCGATGGACCGCCGTACCGGTGTGAGGTGGGTGCTGGACGTGTGGACGGCACCCACCAAGCCGGACGAGATCTTCGACAAGATCAAGGACTGGACGGTCAAGTACCGGATGAACGAGTGGCGTATCGAGAAGAACGCCATGAACCTCATGATCACTCAGTCCCGGGAGATCCGGCAGTTCCTGGCCAACCGTGGCTGCCAGCTGTCCGAGCACTTCACCGGTAAGAACAAGTGGGACGCGGACTTCGGTGTCGCCTCCATGTCGATGCTGTTCGACGGCTGGGAGACGAAGAGCAACCTGATCCGTCTCCCGAAGAAGAACGCCGAAGGCGTGCGGGCTCTGATCGAGCAGCTGGTCACCTGGGAGCCGGAGCAGCCGGGTCACAAGTCGAAGCGCAAGACGGACTGTGTGATGGCCCTGTGGTTCGCGGAGATCCGGTGCCGTGAGCTGTCGGAGGACATCTCCCGCCAGGAGTTCCACATCATGAACCCGTACCTCTCGGAGCGGGACAAGAACAAGCAGATGGTGATCGACCTGGATCACTACGCCCAGAACGCCATCAGCGATGGCATCCAAGGATGGTGGTCCCATTGATCCCGAAGTTCGATCGTCCCTGTGAGAGATGGACCTTCCAGGAGGCTCACGGCGCTCACATCTTCAAGCACTCGGACGGATGGGCCAAGTGCCCCGGATGGGTCAAGGGTCAGAATGGGGAGGGGGCCTGATGGCCTGGTGTCCGTTCGCCCGCAAGCTGGAGCTGCAACCCGAGTCCGATGCTCAGGCTGCGATCAAGCCCACGCAGTTCATCATGCACTCCATCGCTGCACCCTGGAAGGTGCAGCGGATCTTCGAGTACTGGCGGGACTCCACCAATCTGGAGTCGCACTTCGGCCTGGCGTACGACGGTGACCTCGGCCAGTTCATCGGCACGCAGACCCGTGCCGATGCCAACATGTACGCCAACGTGCGAGCGGTCTCCGTGGAGACCGCGAGCAACGACAAGCACACCGATCCGTGGACCGCTGAGCAGCTGGAGAAGCTGGTCCAGCTCGGCGTGTGGCTGAACATGGCCCACGGAATCCCGCCCGAGATCCCCACCGCGTGGGACAAGCCGGGCATGGGATACCACTCGATGTTCCCGCAGTGGAGTGACGGCGGAACCGCCTGTCCGGGCGATGCCCGCCGTAAGCAGTTCCATGACTACGTGCTGCCGGAGATCAAGCGCCGAGTGCACAAGTACCCGGCCCAGGCTCCTCCCGCCCCCAAGCCTTCCCCCGCTCCGAGCCGTCGCAGGCCGCGAGCCTACCGAGCGATCGGAGTATGACATGAGCAAGCCCGAGGGCCTCATCCTTGTCAAGGGTGACTCCCACCAGGGTCAGGGCAATGAGCTGTTCGGCATCTGGCCGAGTGGCTACACCCGCCTCCTGACCCAGGCCGAGTGGACGGCGTGGGGCTATCCCGACGCTGACTACACGATCGCCTACGGCAGTGACGCCGAGTTCCTCCAGCTCGTCGCCTACGACAAGGCTCTCCGCGCCTGAGTGGAGGCATCATGAACGAGACGTACGAGCGCATCCACAAGAAGGTGGATGCGCTGCGCGATGCGGCCCGCGAACGGGACCAGCGCCATCGCGACGTTCACGACATCCGTACCGGCCAGGTGGACACGGTCATCCCGGGCGCCCTGCCGGACGCGTGGCCCCGCCCTGTCGTGGCGAACCTGATCGACGCGGATGCCCGGGACAAGTCCGAGGTCATGGGGCAGATGCCCGCCGTGAACTGCTCGAACAGTCTCCAGACTTCGGAGCGCAGCAAGAAGTTCTCGTCCCGCCGCACGAAGATCGCCGCGCACTACATCCTCGCCAGCCGCCTTCCGGCTGGCGAGCAGATCAGGATGTGCGACCACTACCAGACGTTCGGCATGGCGATCTACTGCGTGGAGCCGGACTTCGAGCGGATGACTCCGGTCATCCGTGTCGAGCACCCGCAGGGCACCTACCCCGAGATCGGGCTCTTCGGCGAACTCCGCTCGTTCACCAAGGTGTGGCGGGAGGAGGCCATCCACCTGGTGGCCAAGTATCCGCACCTCCTGAAGGCGCTCAAGCGTCAGGACCAGTACGGCGGCACGATCGATCAGGGTTGGGCCGAGCGGGAGATCGAGATCGCCAAGTACATGGATGCCGACCGCATCTACATGTACCTGCCGAATCATTCCAATGTCTTCGTGGACGAGATGCCCAATCCCATGGGCAGGCTGACTATCGCCATCGCGAAGCGCCCCTCGTTCGACCGTGAAGTCCGTGGCGCCTATGACGACGCCATCTGGGTGTACCTGGCGAAGAGCCGCATGGCGATGCTTGGACTGGAGGCGGCCGAGAAGTCGGTCCGCGCCCCGCTCGCGCTCCCCAAGGATGTGCAGAGTATGGTGTTCGGTTCCGACGCCATTCTCCGGACCGACAGTCCGGAGAAGATCAAGCGTGTCGGTGTCGACCTTCCCCAGTTCGCCATGCAGGAAGCGCAGATCCTGGAGGCCGAACTGAGGCTGGCCACCCGCCAGCCTCAGGTGCGCAGTGGCAACCTGGACGCGAGCATCATCACCGGCAAGGGTGTCGAAGCGCTCATGGGCGGCTTCGACACGGTTATCACCGCCGGACAGCAGGTGATCGGCCAGGCACTGAAGCAGGCCCTGGAGATGTGCTTCGACATGGACGAGAAGCTGTGGGGCAACACGAAGAAGACCATTCGTGGCGTGGCCCAGGGCACTCCGTTCGAGGAGGAGTACGTCCCGTCCAAGGACATCGCCGGGAACCATACGGTCGATGTGACCTACGGCTTCGCGGCCGGACAGGATCCGGCCCGCGCCATCGTGGCCATGCTCCAGCTCCGCAGTGACAACCTGATCTCGCGCACCTTCACCATGGGCCAGCTGCCCATGGAGATCGACATCGCCCAGATGCAGCAGCAGATCGATACCGAGCAGTTCGAGGACGCCATGAAGGCCGGACTCCAGCAGCTCATGCAATCCCTTGGCCCGCTGGCCGCCCAGGGTCAGGATCCGGTGGATCTGCTCACCAAGCTCGCGAAGGTGATGAGTATGCGCGAGAAGGGCCGTCCGGTGCATGAAGCCTTCCTGGAGGCGTTCAAGCCCGTAGCGGCCCCTCAGGGGGCCGCGCAGGGCATGGCTGGACCATCACCCCAGGGAGCGCCTCAGGGCGCTCCTATGGGCCCCTCAGGGGCTCCTCAGGGCATGCCTGACATGATGCAGCTCCTGACCTCCCTCCAGTCCGGAGGGGGAGCCAAGATGAACGTCCGAACCAAGAGGAATGTCCCGATCTGATGACCCACAAGTGCGACTACGCCGAAGTGATCGGCGCCGCTCCGGAGTGGATCACCGACACGGCTTCCGGCCGTGTCGTGTGCAGCCTCTGCCACGCGCCGAAGACGACCAAGACCATCGAGGTTCCGGTCGAGACCGAAGAGCCGGAGCCCGTCAAGGCTCCGGCTCCCAAGACCACCGCGAGGAAGTAACCATGCCCGGTCCGAACACCGCCGGTATGTACGAGGCCGGTCTCTCCGGTTCGTTCGCCGATCACAACCGTCAGGGCGAGTGGGCCCGCGAGGGCCAGACCCTCCCGTGCTGGGAGGCTCCGATCATGACCTCCACCAGTGAGGGTGACTCCCGCCACACCACGCCCACCCACTCCCCGGACTGGAACTCCACCATCATCGTGACCACTGGCATGACCCGTGGCGACGGTGCGGGCGCCTCCTACAACTCGGATCTCCCGAACCACTGAGGTAGACCATGAGTACTCCCGGCATGCCGGTCAGCGGTCCCGGCAAGTTCTCCCAGCGAACCGACCGCCAGCCCATGGCTCAGCTCTCCAACGCCGACTACGGGGAGCAGAAGGCATACAAGCAGCTCCAGCAGGATGCGCCCATGGCGAAGGCTCCGGAGCCGGGAGCACCCTCGATGGACCTCTCCCAGATGTTCCAGGGTGCGGCGGCGAACGTGGTACCCCTGTCCGAGCCGAGTCAGATGCCGAGCACTCCCGTGACCGACGGCGCCTCTGCGGGGCCCGGGGCCGGGATCAATGCTCTCGGCATCAATCAGGACCTCCGGCAAGAGGATCTCCAGAGGATCAAGTCCTACCTGCCCGTCCTGGAATACATGGGGAACATGACCGGCGCGAGCTGGGCCATGCGGAATCTGGTACGCAAGGTCAAGGGGATCGTGTGACTCCTGACTACAGCTATCCAGGCCAGTGGTTCGACGACATGGGCATGAGTGTGTTCAACCTCGGCCAGAGCCCCGTTCTCGGGGTCGACCTGAACACCAGCCCAGGACTCAACCGATCTGATGTCATCAGCCTCACCCGGAGTCTTCGCGACTCCGGGTTCGACGCGTACGGAGAGTAATGACGACCCCGTTCACCCTTGAGGGTTCCAATCCGGGTGGGGCTCTCCCGGGTCCCGCTGCGGTGAACCTGGACGAGCGAACCCGCATCCAGTACAGCGATGCGCTGCTCGGCGGGAAGATGGACTTCGACTCCCTTCCCGACAACGTCAAGCGCAACATCCAGGACTACTGGACGAAGAATCCTGAGGCACTCTCTCCGAGCGTGACTCAGGAGGAGCTGGATGCGCTGAATGCCAAGCGTCAGGCTGCCATGCAGCGGGGTGAGGGTACCGGTCCGATTTCGTGGGCTCTCACCCCGCTGGAGTACGTTGGTTCCAAGATGTACTGGGTGTACTCCCACTCCGTCTCCCCCGTCCTCAGCTCCGCCGTGCTCGGTGCACGGCGGGCCGTCTACGGCACCGGATACGGCGAGCAGGACGACTACCGCGACATCTGGGATCTCGCGCACAATGTGTCTCCCGGCCAGGCCATCTGGATGCTCGGCCTGGATAATGACCAGCTTCGCGAGCGAGGCATCGCTCCCGCCCAGATCGCTGACAGCGAGGAAGGCAAGCGCGCCAAGGAGGCTTACTTCGGCACCGGTGCCGCCAAGTTCGCCACTGGCAGTGCCGACTTCGCCGTCTCCTGGTACCTGGACCCCTTCGTCATCGGAGGCAAGGCAGCGGGCGCCGGTCGCGCCGCTGCCTTCACCAAGCCTGTCACTGGTGAAGTGGGTACTGCTCGCGCCATCGGCCGCGTGGTCACCGGCAAGGCGGACACCTTCGCTCAGGCGAAGGTCGGCAAGTCCAATGTGGAGAAGTACGAGACCAAGGGCGTCTTCGACTCCATGGCGGAAGCCGTGCAGAAGATCAAGGACACGCACGGCGACAACGCCGCCTCCGTGATCCGCGAACACTTTCCCACCGTCCGCAAGTCGGCGGACGGTGACGTACTCGCCAGGGCACTCGGCGAGGCCAAGGATCAGAATGAGATCGCGGACATCCTTCGCATCTCCGTCGGCGATGTCTCGGCCCGCGAACGGCTGCTCCAGACGAACCCGCGCGCGGCCGGACAGCTCCAGGCCGCCAAGGCCCAGCTGTCCGCACTGAATACCAACATGGCCGCTCTCACCGTCGACCAGCGCGCGGGTCTCCCCGGAGATCTGATCAAGGGCTACGTCGACCAGGTGACCGAGACGATCAACCAGATCAACGGTCAGGAGCGCTTCGTCACGAACGCGATGGACGCGTTCGGCACGGTCCAGTCTCTGAACTACAACAAGCTCACCACCAGCCCCATGGTTACCGGACGGGTCAAGTTCTCCGACACCTACTCCCGTCCCGTGCGACTTCTGCGCAGCTACTCGGACCTGCGCCCGTCCAACTACCTGGACGTGCACGAGAGCGACTCCTACCGCGAGCTGGACGCCAGCCTGCGTCAGGTCAAGTCCGTCGACGTGGGCACTCGCCGACAGATGGTCTCCGGCTACATCAACGCCCGCCCTGACGAGCGTGGCGCCTACCTCAATCTCATGGAAGAGAATGTGGTGCGCAAGCTCGCCGCGAAGTACGGCGTGGAGCCCGACGTGGCGAAGGCGCTCTACTCCGAGTACGCCCAGCGACGGAGCGCCAGCCAGGCCGGTGTGCGCTCCTACTCCGGTGCGCAGTGGAAGAACCAGCAGGGTGAGTTCGTCAATGCCGCCGAGATCTCCTCGGACGGATCGGTGGTCTTCGCCCACCCGATCCTCGCCTCACAGATGGCCAACAGTCACGTCCTCATGGACTTCTCGCTCATGGAGAAGGCGCTCAAGAACAGCGGCAAGGCACTGGAGGACGTCTACAGGGCGGGCGGTAACGCGGCCAGTAAGACCAAGGCTGTGGCCGATCTCCTGGATCACTACTGGAAGTTCGCTCAGCTGGCCCGTGTCGGCTACGGCCCACGAGCCGTAGCCGACGATCTCATGGGGCAGGTCGCCCGCTTCGGTGGTGCCATGATGATGGCCCGCAGCGCGGAAGGTGCTGCGAGGTTCGTCCGTGGAGCGTGGAGGTACAGCTCCCGCGAGGCGGATTCCATGCGCCTCATCTCGGCCGAGAACGGCATGGTCCAGGCCGAACAGCGGGCACAGGCTCTCGCCAGGCGCATCGGCAAGGAGAAGGATCCGGCTGCACGTCAGCGCCTCCAGGACGCCCACGACGACGCCCGGGACATGTACGGTCAGTTCGAGTCCGAGATCGCGGACATCCACAACCGCAGGGCGCCCAGCGGGACCCTGCGGCCCACGGGTCTCGGTCGCGGCTTCCAGGGTCCTTACGAGGGCATGGAAGGGCAGATGTTCAAGGATCTCGCGGCGGGTGAGAGGAACGCCTCGCAGATTTTCGGGCGCACTGCCGACTGGCATCTGCGCACCATGCGCAGTCAGGGCGACTGGGCCACGATCTCCGCCACCACCGCCAACGAGTCACAGCACATGAACGCCTGGCTGCGAGCCCTGAACGACCAGGTGGCGAACGACCCCCTGGCCCGCCAGGCTCTCACCGGTGCGAGCGAAGCCGAGCTGACCCGCTGGCTCCGTGGCCCCGAGGGCCAGCAGCACATGGGCAGGCTCAACCTGAAGTACCTGCCGGAGGACGAACTGGCCGGACGGGTCAAGGCCCACGTGGACCATCTTCTCGATCCCGCCATTCCTGGGGCCGACATCCTTCGTGGCGCACTCCTGGACGGTCCGCTCAAGGCTGACGACCTCAAGGATGTCGTCAAGCTCAGTCAGCGCCCCGACGTGAATGCCGAGCAGCTCCGGTCCGCGTTCGGCGGTGACGAGCTGACGAAGATGCTGGATACCGCCATCGGCGGCTTCTACAAGGTCATGAACCAGCTGCCCAGCCAGTATCTTCTGCGCCACCCCCTGTTCGCCCAGATGTACCGCCAGCAGGTGCAGCGACAGATCGAGGTTCTCAAGGGCCAGGGCGTGGAAAGGATCACCGATGAAGTGCGGCAGTCCATGGAGACTGCCGCCAGGAAGTACGCCCTCAGCCAGGTCCGCCGGTTCAGCTTCAACATGAATCACGAGACGAAGCTCGCCTACAACCTGAAGTTCTTCTCGGCGTTCTTCTCGGCACAGCAGGAGTCGTGGAACCGGTGGGCGAGGATCGTGGCTGACAAGCCTCAGACGATCGCGCACGGCACGCAGGTGTACGGCTCGCCGATCAGGCTCGGCATGGCCACGGATGCCGACGGCAACGTCATCGACTCCGAAGGCTACGTTGTCGATCCGGTGACCGGTGAGAAGCGCCTCGTTCCGAAGTCGGACATGAAGATCGGCGTCCAGATCCCCGACTATCTGGGCGGCAAGAGCCTGAACAAGTTCATCGGCGCGGACGAGCACGCCAAGTGGGAGATCCCGATGAACTCCCTGAACCTGGTACTCCAGTCCGACCCGGTGTGGCTCCCGTCCTCCGGGCCTCTCGTGCAGATGGCCGCCAACTCCTACGCCCTCAGGGCTCCGGAGGCGGCCGACATGTTCAAGAAGCTGGGCATCCTTCCGTTCGGCCCGACCGGTTCGCCAGAGACTACGGGCGACTGGTTCAATATGCTCGTCCCCGCCACGCTCAAGCGTGGCGCGTCTTCGGAGGACGAGAAGTACCAGGGCACGCTGTTCAAGATGATGCAGGCCGAGGACTACAAGTACCAGAACGGTATGCGGAGTGAGCCTCCCACGTGGTCCGAGCTCAAGGAGCGGGCGGACACCTTCTACTCGTTCAAGACGCTCATCGGCTTCGTGGCCCCGTTCTCCGTGAACCAGCAGGATCCCTACCAGTTCTTCCGCGACGAGTACAAGAACATGCAGGCCGCCTACGGCGATGGCGCCGAGGACGCCTTCTATCAGAAGTACGGCGACTCGCTGTTCATGTTCTCGCAGTCGAACTCCAAGAACAACACGGGGATCAAGCCGACGAAGGAGGGCTGGTACATGAGCAAGTACTACCAGGATCTCATTGACACCATGGAGGACCCTCGGTACGCCTCCGTGATCGTCGGCTCCGAGGGTGAGGGTGAGTACTCGCAGGGTGCCTACTACCTCCAGAGCCAGACGGCCGCCCAGACAGGCGGCCGTGCCAAGCAGCGGGAGAAGCTGGATGCCAAGGATGCCTGGCGCAAGGCTCAGGCGTCTCTCGGCTGGCAGCAGTACACCGCGCTGAACGCGGATGTGCAGGCGCAGCTCATCGCGCGCGGTCTCACCTCCTTCGACTCGAAGGGTGCGAAGGATCTGAAGGCGAAGCGGGACGCGAACATCTCGGTACTCACCGCTCAGTACAACCCGGACGGCACCGAGAACTCGTACTACAACCGAGCCTGGGAGCAGGAGTTCAGCCAGCTGGACAAGGGCATGTACGACCGTCGCGCCCTGGACTTCCAGAAGATCGCCGACGATCCCGGACTGCGGGCCAAGGCGTTCGACAAGGACGGCAATCCTGGCGGCCAGCGCTCCGAGATCGCCCGGCTGGGCGACTACCTGGAGGCCCGCAGAAAGGTCACCCAGGAGCTGTACCGCCGGGACAAGGCTGGCGGATCGGACGACATCAACGCCAAGAAGAACCTGGACCTGAAGCAGATGTTCTCGTACTTCACGAACGACCTGATCGAACAGGACACCAGGTTCGGTTATCTGCATGCACGATGGTTCCCCACCGACATGGGTTACGGGAGGTAGAAGATGAGCACACCCACTCCTGGCCCGTCGGGTCCTCTCCCGTCCCCGACGGTTCCGAGCAACTCCAAGGACATCAAGGCCGTCCGTGATGCGCAGGCACAGAGCCAGGCGAATGCGCCCGCGTACTACGATCCGGACAATCCCCCCGTCTTCCTGGGGCGCAAGTCTCCGACCGCCCCCCTCATGGGGCGGTCGGGTGAGGCGATTGCTGGTGAGTCGGACAAGGCTGTGGCCCGGAACAGGGCTGGCTACGGAACGCCTGACGTCAAGAGCTACAGCGATGTCTCCAATCAGTACTACCTGTGGGACGAGCCGACCAAGCAGAAGTTCCGCTCGGAGCTGGCTCTCACCGGCGCCGAGGTGGATCGCATGTCGGACGCCCAGATCCAGAAGGCTTGGGCTTCGTACGTGGCCCAGGCCGGTGCGTACTGGCAGAACGGGAACGGCAAGGCCCTGACCCCGTGGGACGTGATGTCCATGGATCGTGCCAACCGTGAGCGCCAGGGGCCGACCACCTCCACGTCCACGAGCACTTCTACCGCTCTGGACATCTCGACCCGTGAGGATGCCGCGTACATCGCTCAGCAGGCGGCCAGGTCCCTGCTGGGCAGGGATCCCACGAGGCAGGAGGTGACCACGCTGTTGGGCTCGCTGAACGCCTACGAGCGCAAGAACCCCCGAGTCACCACGAGCACTCAGACGAGCACCACCCAGCCTGGAGGGGCTGGTGGTGGCGGTGACACGAGTAGCACGTCAACGAGTAACACTCAGGGCGGCGTCAGTGAGCAGGCCCGGGCCATGCTCGCGCAGGACCAGCTGAAGCAGAACAAGGAGTACGGCGCCTATCAGGCGGCCACCACCTACTACCAGGCCATGATGCAGACCCTCGCCAGGGGGTACTGATGGCTGTTCGTGGTCAGGATGTCGTGGACTATCTGATGCAGTTCCGTGGTACTCCGTACGCCTGGGGAGGCAATAGCCTCTCCGGCGGGATCGACTGCTCCGGCCTTCTTCAGCAGGGCTTCAAGAAGTTCGGTGTGGATATCGCCCGTGTCACCTACGACCAGATCAACCAGGGTCGCGGTGTCGGCATGAACGATCTCCAGGTGGGCGATGCCGTGTTCTTCGACACGGACCGCTCTACTGGCGGTCCGGATCATGTGGGCATCTACATCGGTGGCGGCAAGTTCCTTCACGCGCCGAAGACCGGCGATGTGGTCAAGGTTTCCGACATGACGGACTCCTACTACTCCTCCCGCTTCATGGGCGGGAGGAGGTTCGACGGCGTGGAGGGCGGAGGTCCGGCCAATACGGACTGGGAGACGCAGACTGTTGTCGAGAAGAAGCTCTCCTCGGAGGAGCTGTCCGCCCAGTACGGTCTTGCATTCAGCTTCCTGAACAGCGAGCCGAGCCTCAAGGGTCTGTTCGACCAGGCTGTGTCGGAGACCATGACGCCGGACAAGTTCCAGGCGAAGCTTCGCGAGACCGACTTCTGGAAGAACAACTCGGACACGGCGCGCAAGGCGCTGGAGACGAAGCAGGCCGACCCGGCAACGTGGTCGGCCGCCATGCTTGCGAACAGCCAGCGCATCAGGGATATGGCCGCCGAGATGGGTGCGGCAGTCCCTGATGGTGTCATCCCGTCACTGTCGGAGCAGATCGAGATGCTCGGCATGGACGACGGTGCTATCAAGAAGATCCTTGCGGACTATGTGGACTTCACGAACAACACCCTGTCAGGACAGGCCGGGATGTTCGAGCTTGGCATGCGGCAGTACGCCAGTGACATGGGTGTGTCGATCGGCCAGCAGGCGATCAAGAACCATGCCCAGCTCATGCTGAAGGGCATGAGCACCCAGCAGGACTTCAAGAACTGGATCAACGAGCAGGCGGCTTCGGCCTTCCCTGCCTTCGGTGAGCAGATCAAGTCCGGCCAGACGGTGAAGTCCATCGCGAACCCGTACGTGCAGACCATGGCTCAGTCTCTGGAGCTGAATCCGGAAGAGATCGGCCTGCGCGATCCGACCATCATGTCCGGGCTCAACGGCCTCGACAAGGACGGCAAGCCGGTCGGCAAGACACTGACCGAGTTCCAGGATCTCCTTCGCGGAGATCCCCGCTGGCGTCAGACCAAGCAAGCGCAGGACAAGACGATGTCCATCGGCAGGGGCATCCTGAAGGACTGGGGGGTGATCAGTGCCTAGCGAAGGCGAGTCCGACAAGGCCGCAGCCAAGGAGCGACGTGAGCGCGTTGCCGCTGGCACTGCTCCCCCGCTCCAGGCAGCTGCGCCCGCAAAGGCCCCACAGGCCCCCGTGAAGGCTCCGGCAGCCGCTCCCAAGGCGGCTGCCCCAAAGGCTTCCACGAGTCGCTCTACGGCCCCTTCCAGCCCCGCCAAGGCGGCAGCCACGGCAGCTCCTTCGGTCGATCCGAACGAGCTTGCCCAGCAGTACGCGCTGACTTCCGGACTGATCAACGCCTACCCGGAACTGAAGGTGCTGTTCGACCAGGCGGTCCGCGAAGGCTGGACCGCCGACAAGTTCCAGGCGAAGTTCCGTAATACCGAGTGGTACAAGACTCGCAGCGAGACCCAGCGCAAGGCCGCGATCCAGCAGTACCAGGATCCCGCCAGCTGGGGTCAGCTGTGGAACACCACGCAGGCGCACGTTCGCGATCTCATGGCGGACATCGGTGCGGACGCCAGCAACTGGGATCAGATCAATGCCGCCGCATCGAAGATCATCTGGGATGGGTGGAACGACAACCAGGCCCGTGACTACCTTGGCCAGTACGTGGTATTCGGGGATTCCGGCCTCGCTGGCGGCAAGGCCGGTGCGGCACAGCAGGAGCTGAACACCTACGCGTACCAGATGGGCGTGCAGAACGCCGACTGGTGGAGCCAGTCGGCGGTGAGGAACATCGTCTCCGGGCGCAAGACTCTCCAGGACTACAAGAACGAGATCATGTCCCAATCGATCGCCGCATTCCCCGGACTGGAGAAGCAGCTGAGGGCTGGCTCGACCCTGACGGATCTCGCTCAGCCCTACACGCAGAGCATGTCTCAGATCCTGGAGATACCTTCGGGCAACATCAACATGTTCGATCCGACAATCAGGAACGCGCTCAGCTGGCGCGACCCCGCAGGGAGCGCCAGCTCCAAGCCCATCTGGCAGTTCCAGAACGATCTCCGCCAGGATGATCGCTGGAAGAAGACTCAGAACGCCCAGGACGCTTCTATGGGCACGGCGCACAAGGTGCTCATGGACTTCGGGATGGTGACTTGATGGCGATCGGAGACAACCTCTACGGAGAGCAGCGCAACGCGTTCGACGCGCTGAACAACGTGTTCTCCAGCTTCGGCCTTGGCTCTCTGGCCCCGAAGATCTTCGAGTTCATCCAGAACGGATACTCGGCGGACACGATCCAGGTGCTCCTCCAGGACACTCCCGAGTACAAGCAGAGGTTCGCGGGCAACGAACTGAGGCGGCAGCGAGGACTTCCGGTCCTCGCACCGAACGAGTACCTGAGCGTGGAGTCCAGCTACCGTCAGCTCATGAGGCAGGCCGGACTTCCGGAAGGCTTCTACGATCAGGCGTCCGACTTCAACGACTTCATCGGCAAGGACATGTCTCCTACCGAGCTGAAGTCCAGGGTTGATCTGGCATCGCAAGCGGCGACGCTGGCGAACACCGCCTACAAGGATGCGCTGGAGCGCATGTACGGGGTCGACCAGAGTCATGTCACCGCGTATTTCCTCGATCAGGACAAGGCTCTCCCGCTCCTCCAGAAGCAGGCTGCCGCCGCCGCCATCGGCGCGGAGGCGCTGAAGCGGAACCTGGAGCTGAGCCAGAACCTGGAGGAGTACGCGACCGCTGGCATCACCGCTCAGCAGGCGGCGCAGGCGTACACCCAGATCGCGCAGGATCTCCCGAAGTACCAGACGATCGCTGCGCAGTACGGGGAGAAGACGAACCAGCACGAGTTCGAGCACGCGATCCTGGAGACCGGCACGACCGGTGTCCCGCAGTACTACCAGGAGAATCCCTCCGCCAAGTTCGAGCGCCTCCAGTCCTGGCAGAGGGCACGTTCGAAGGGCGAGGCTGGTGCTGCCGCCCAGGGCCTGTCCCGCTCCACGTCTGGACGCGTGTAGTACAATTGTACTGAGGGACGGCATCAGGTGGCTTGGGGCAGACCGAGAGCCTGATGCACCCCTTCGCACCGCAACGGATGGCACTGTGCGCACAGTGTTGGGGGTTCGATTCCCTCAGGTGCACTACCCCAGGTGGGATCGTTGCCCACGCCGCCGGAGGACGCTCCGGATCACGGTTACGGAATCTGGGGCGGTGACCAATAGCTCAACGGTAGAGCAGAGTCCTGTTAAGGCTTTGGTTACAGGTTCGAATCCTGTTTGGTCAGCTCTGATCGGACCCACCGGCCCCGATCACGACACTCAAGACCGGTAGAGCGAGTCTCGCCGTCCGTCCCCTACGGACGGCGTTAGCGTTCGCCAACACATCCAAGACAAGGGAGCAAGTCAATGAGCAACGAGTGGGAAATCACCGGCGAAAGCGGCGAAGAGACCGAGCCCCAGTTCGGCAACGCCAACAAGGCCCTGAAGGATGCCTACCGGGCACAGAAGGACCAGAACCAGAAGCTCATGGAGCGACTGGAGGCACTGGAGGCCGTCAACCGCCGGAACACCGCCGCTGACCTCATCGAGGCTGCGGGCGCCAAGCGCTCGCTGGCGAAGCACTACACGGGCGACGCCGACCCCGACAAGGTCAACACGTGGCTCAACGACTTCCGCGACGCCCTGGGCGTCGCTCCGTCGCAGACCGAAACCACTGGCACTTCCCTGGCCACGGAAACCCAGGCCCAGTACGAGAAGATGAACCAGCAGGGTTCGGGTGCTGCGACGGTCGGCAACCTGGAGGCGATCGCAGGCGATCTCTCCGGCGCCAACTCCACCGCAGACCTGATCGCGGCCCTCAGCAAGCTCAAGTAGCACTCAAGGGCCGCATCCTCCCTTAAGGATGTGACATGGCAAACGCCTTTACCGGCACCGCAGCCATGGCGAACATCGTCCAGACCGCGTACGACCGCGCTCTTGAGTTCGCCCTGCGTGCCCAGCCCCTGTTCCGCACGGTCGCCGACAAGCGACCGGTGCAGCAGGCGATGCCCGGCTCCAGCGTCGTGTTCGAGATCTACCAGGATCTCGCGCAGCAGATCACTCCGCTCAATGAGCTGGTCGACCCCGACGCCGTTGCCGCTGGCAACCCGTCCACGGTCTCCGTGACTCTCCTGGAGTACGGCAACTCGATCCTGGTCTCCAACAAGCTCGACCTGATGAGCTTCACCGACGTGACTGCCGGTCTCGTCAACCAGGTCGCGTGGAACCTGGCCGACTCCGTGGACCTCGTGGTCCAGAACGTTCTGGCCGCCAGTACTCAGACCGTTCGGCGCGACCCGGCCACCGGTGCCGTCACCTACGGCTTCGGCACCACCCCGACTCAGCCGACCGCACTGAACACTATCGCCAACGGCGCGAACAACACGTTCAACTCCGACGAGGCGAACTTCTGCGTCACCCAGCTGCGGACCAACAAGGTGCACCCGAACAAGGGCACCTACTACACCGCGTATATCCACCCGCAGGTCTCCCGAGACCTGCGGCGTGAGACCGGTGCCGGTTCGTGGCGCCAGCCGCACGAGTTCTCCGCTGCGGGGAACATCTGGGCGGGCAACATCGGCGAGTACGAGGGTGCCGTCTACATCGAGACCCCGCGTGCGATCAACGCCCAGGTCGGTGCGGGTGCCGGTGGCACCCAGACCCGCGTGTTCAACACCTACTTCACCGGTCAGCAGGCTCTCGCCGAGGCTGTCGCGGAGGAGTTCCACACCATCCGTGGTCCGGTGGTCGACAAGCTGACCCGCTTCCAGCCGCTCGGCTGGTACGGCGTGGCTGGCTGGTCCCTGTACCGTCCGGAGGCGCTGATCCTGGCGCAGAACTCGGCGACCGCTCGCCCGAACGCGTAGCACCACTTGGAGGCGGCCCTTTCGGGGGCCGCCTCTTTCCTTGTGCAGCATTTGTTGCACCCTGAGCGTAACGAATGCTGCCGAAGGATAGATCATGGCCCTCTGGATCTTCACTACCCCGACCACCTCGGAGGCCCCGTTCGCCTGGAACGACCTCCACGAGCGGTACCGCATGAATCGCGGGGTCACCGTCAAGCAGACGGCACCCGGTCCGAACTACGTCCTCGAACGCTACGCGGCCTACACAGACGAACTCGGATCCGCGAACCTCCCAGCCCAGCCTTCGCAGCCCAGCATCCAGCCGACCGGCCTGAACACTTTCCGTGGCGGATACGCCTGGATCGTGGACGACACCACGAAGGCCGACCTCATCAACTCCGGCATCGGGATCACCAATGCCAACTTCGTGATCGCATAGGAGAGAAGCATGGCGAAGCCGAACAAGAACGCGCCGCTGGGCCAGGGCGGCAGGTTCGCCGCCGTCGCCAAGGCGGCGGGCGGCGGAGAGAAGGGCAAGGCGATCGCCGCTGCTGCGGGTCGCAAGAAGTACGGCGCCAAGAAGATGGCGGCCATGGCGGCGAAGGGGAAGAAGAAGTGAGCGAGGATCTCCAGAAGAACTTCACCTACCACGAGCCCTCCGGGGCGAAGGTCGAGCTTCACCAGCAGGCCAGGGGGTTCGGCAAGGAATTCGCCACCTTCCTGGATACCGTGATGCTCCCTTCCCGCGAGAAGTCTCTGGCTCTCACGAAGATCGAAGAGGCCGTCATGTGGGCCAATGCAGGAATTGCGAGGAACTGATGGCACACGGAACCAGCATCGACCCCAGCAAGACGCATGCTCCGGACCGTCGGGGTCCGGAGTTCAAGTGCAACGAACCCTGCTGCAACCCCGCCACTCCCGGCGGGAACACCACTCTCATCGAGGGTGACGAGAAGGCCCGCCTGGACGGCTACATCCTGTCCATCGCACAGCGTGTCTCCACGGGCTACATGTCCAGCAGTCACGATGCCCACAAGGTGGGCATCTACACCACGAACAGTGTCGGTGACGACGACTGATGTGCCGATCCGGATGCCCTACGCGGAACCACCGGTCCTACGCCGAGTGCTGCAAGGGCCTGAGCATCAACACGGGCGAAGTGTACGTCCGCGACCGTGCCTGGGATCGTGAACTCGATGCCTACGACAACGCGGTAGCGGCGGGCATCCAGCCCGCCGGAACCTCCATGGCCGAGGTGGACAAGGCCGTACGTATCAGCGACGCCACAGGAGTGGCCTACGACGCGGAGAAGCCATGGCAGTAATGGAAGTCATCGCCTACGGGAAGGACGCCACCACCGGCGTCTCGTCGCCGACGACCCCGATCCTGGTATCCAGTGCGCCGAATACTCCGGGCACCGCATCCTCGGTGAAGATCACCGATGGCACGGTGACGGCTGGCATCGTGCAGAACTCCCTCACCGGCAACGCTCTGGCGGTTGCCGGTGGAACGGTGCTCAGTGGTACCACGATCGCCGGTGCCAGCACGAACATCTCCGGCGCCGGAGTGGATGCCGGTAGCGCCAAGGCCAACTGGACGGCCTTCTGCTTCCCGACCGGAACCCTCACCGGAACGGTGACCCTAGAGCTGTCCGACGACGGAGGCAACTGGGTGCCGTCGGGAACTACGGGCACGATCGTGGCGGCCACGAATCAGGGACTCTTCTCCACCGGGCGCGCCTCTCGCTACGCTCGCGTGAACCTCTCGGGTGCCGGTGGTACCGGCACCATCACTGTTCGAATGATGGCGGCATAGCATGGCTGCATCCTCCCAGGCGATCACGATCGTCAACGACCCAACCAGCCAGTCGATCCCGACGTTCACCGGGATCGACCCCACATGGACCGGCGTCTACTTCCACGCCAATGTGGACGACCCTGGCGTTGTCGGGTCGAACAACTATCTGTCCGTGTTCAATCCGGTCGGCAGTGGCAAGATCGCTATCGCCCTCGGGTTCAGCGCGTCCAGCTACTCCCTCAACTCCATCACCACCCCGAGTTCCCTCAGGGCCTTCAGGACGAGTGCCGCTTCTGGCGGCACTCAGACCACGGCAGCCAACGTGAACCGGTTCGCCACCGCCTTCGCGAACCCCGCGTGCGAGGTCCGCACCGGCAACCCCACCACGACCAATACCAATGGGACCAACCCGATGATCGGGATCCCCATGGTTGTGGGCAACGGCGCCCAGAACGGTCAGACCGTCGCCCCGACTCCGGGTGCCTCGTTCGTGTTCCTTCCTGGCGAGGGGATCGTCTTCAACACTCCCAGCGGCGACACCGATGTCCGCTGGGATCTCCAGTACATCTGGGCAGAGAAGAGCCTTTAGTGATCGTCGCAGGACCTCCCGCTTCCGATATCATCAACGCCTCCGCGACAGCGAACAGTACCGGGATCGTCACCGTTCCCGGCGGGCGCTGGTTCACTGCCAATGTGCAGCTCTCCGCATCGCACACCATCGCCGGTACTGCCATCCCGCGCGTGACGTACGTGGTCCCGGGCGGCACTTCCGGTGCCGCTCCGGGCAATGGTTCGGTTCTCGCCCGCCTGTCCGTCACTGGGCTGGCTCTCACGACGATCACGGACTCCAACACCACGGAGATACTCGTCTGGGGCGGGGACAACGGCTGCACCCTGGACTTCAACACCGGAGGCGCTTCGAGCGCCTCCGTGACCATCAACGGCTTTCTCCTCTAAGGGGCCATCATGGCAGTCACCCTGGGCGATATGAAGGGGCGCATCAGCCAGCTCCTTCAGGGGTACACCCGCAACCAGGAGCAGATCACCTGGCTGGCCCAGGCCATGACCGCCCTGGACACCTCGTTCCTGGTGGACATCGGAACCTCGAACTCGGTCACCCGAGGTCTGGTCCAGATCGACGACGAACTCCTGATCGTCAACAACTTCAACACTCAAGTCGGCCTGGTCAACGTGGCGGCCGGTACCAACGGCCGTGGTGTCGAGAACACCACGGCCGTCTTCCATGATCTGAATGCCATCGTCACGATGGACCCGGACTTCCCGCGACAGCGGATCACTGAGGCCATCAACGACACGATCCAGGCCACCTATCCGGATCTGTACGTGATGTCCGCCTTCGAGTTCCCGAAGACCGCCGCGCGCTACGAGTACCAGATGCCCGCCGAGGCGGAGGGCGTGTACAAGGTGACGGCCGACACGATCGGCCCATCCAAGGTGAAGTTCCAGGCGCAGCGGTGGCGCTTCAACTCGCAGGCGCAGAACGATCCAGCTTCCGGCCTGACCACGAACAAGACGCTCGAAGTGATGGATCAGATCGTCCCCGGAAGGACGATCCGCGCCATGTACACCAAGAAGCCGGGGACACTCACCAGCAACAGTGATCCGTTCGAGGCGACCACCGGCTATCCGGAGCGCTACATCGACATGATCCAGTTCGGTGCTGTGGCTCGACTCCTTTCGGGAGTCGAGCCCGCCCGTCTTCAGCAGAAGAGTGTCGAGTCCACGGAGCGTGCTCCTCTCGTGCCGACGGGAGCGGCAACCTCGGCCAGTCGCTACTTCTGGCAGCTGTACCAGCAGCGCTTCGATCAGGAAGTGGAGCGACTCCACCAGCTCTTCCCGTCCTATCAGACGTTCCTCGCGTAAGGAGGCGACATGGCGCAGTCCCGCTTCTATGCCAACACCGCCGTGCCGACCACCCTCACGTCCAACATCGGCCCGGGCAACCTCACCATCAATGTGGCGTCGTCCACCGGCTACCCGACCACGCCGTTCGGCGCGGCACTGGATTACGGAACTTCCTCCGAAGAGGTGGTTCTGGTCACCGCCGTGGCCGGTACCGTGTGGACGGTCACCCGTGCGTACGACGGAACCTCGGCCACCTCGCACAACGTGGGTGCCGGTGTCAGGCACACGTGGATCGCCAAGGACGGCAACGACAGCCGTTCGCACGAAGGGTCCTCGATCGGCGTTCATGGCATCGGTGGTGCATCGTCCGTCGTCGGAACGACGGACGTTCAGACCCTGACGAACAAGACACTCACGACTCCCACCATCAACGGCGGCTCCGTCAACGGAGCCGCCGTGATCAACACCACCTCAACTGTGCGCGCTACGGGCATGGCATCGGCATTCACCGAGAGCGCTGCTGCCGAGGTGGTGTCGTCCACGTCGTACACCTCTGGCGCGATACCGGTGTTCACCACGGCGATCGCTCCTCCTTCCGGCAAGCTGATGGTTGTCGCCAGATGCCAGCTGTACATCAACACTGATGGTCCGATCCTGTTCGCCGCAGTCCAGGCGGTCGGATCTTCGAGCGGCACTCTCCGGTCCGCCAACGATGCGACCGCGATGAAGCTCATCAATGGTTCCGGGCAGGACAACCAGCCCGGAACCGAGTCGTACATCGTGTCCGGTGCTACGCCCGGTGAGACCGTCACCTTCACCTGGATGTTCCGGGTGAATGCCAATGCCGCTCAGATCGACTACAGGAACATCTCGGCAGTTCCTCTCATCGGATAGGGGGTCTCATGGGTTACGGATCTCTTGTCCAGAAGATCGTCTACAAGGTCAGCGGCAGGGTCGCGGCATCATCGGGGCTCTATGTCCCGATGGACTACCAGTACGACTACGCCATTGGCGGCATCCCGCTCCTCTCGGCAACGGGCGACACCAGGCCGGACACCGAGAAGCCTGTTCCGCAGCGCAAGGACCAGTTCGACGCGTTCAAGGATCCCGGCGAGTACAGCCTGAACCAGTGGTGGCTGCGCTCCCAGTCCTCGTTCTCGGGCGGTGCGGGGATCGTCTACCAGGACCCTGATACGCAGGGGACTGCGAAGAACATCAGGTTCGCGCAGAGCCTCGGCGTCGACCCGTTCACGGATCCTGACCTGCTCGGTCTCCTCAGGGAGACCGAGCAGTGCACGGCCATTGGCGGGACGAACAGTGGCTTCGCCTACCTGGCCTCGCAGATCAACGGATTCGGCGACTGCGTATGGGTGGCTCGTGGTGACACGGTGGAGATGCGGCAGGTGGCCGCTTCGGATCTGACGATCAACTCCACGGCCGTGATCCCGACATCGGGTTCCACGCAGTCCATCACGGGTGACATCGCCACGTTCAAGGCGGTGTCCGGGATTGTGGAGACCTACTTCGCCGTGGTCTTCATGGCGGACTACAGCTCGGTGGCGAACTCGGGGATCTGGCGGGTGGACGAAGGCTCCGCCGCTGCCACCCGGATCTACCAGCCTCCGGCGAACATCAACTTCCCCACGATCGCCAAGGCGAGGGGCCTCATCGCCTTCGGGTCGAACAACTCGCTGTACATGCTGGACCCGTATGCGGCAGCGAACACCGCTCTCCCCGTCTCGCCGAACGCCGCGATACCTGTGGACCAGACGATCGTGTCGATCACGGACGGCCCCGACGCCGTGTACGTCGGGGCCAATGACGACCTGCGCGGCTACATCTACAAGTCCACGTTCGACACCAACGGGCTGGTGAACGGCCTCACGCTGACCGCCGTCCTTCCGGACGGCGAGAAGATCAACGACTGCCAGGCGTACGTGAGCACGTTCATGGTGATCACCTCGAACTCGGGTATCCGAGTGGGCAGCTTCACCAGTTCGGGGATCTCCTACGGTCCGCAGATCCTCACTGTCCCCGTCACTCCCGGGGACAGTGGCTTCGGGAAGATCGCGTTCTACGGGAACCGCGCGTACATCGCGACTCTCGGGGAGTCGCAGCACCAGGGTTCCAAGGGGATCATGGCTGTGGATCTGGGGACGCTGATCAACGACACGAACACCGGTGCGGTGTTCAATCCGTACTGCACGTGGACGTACTTCCCTGCGAACACTGATGCTGTACAGGATGTCTGCACGACCCGTACTGGCAGGGTGGCTTTCTCCGCAGAGGCGGGCATCGATGCCAAGGTGTACGTGGAGCACGAGTCCAAGCTGATCGAGAGCGGGTTCCTGGACACCGGCCGGTGCAGGTTCAACACCATCGAGCCGAAGCTGTTCAAGTACTTCTCGATCAGGACTCCTGTTCCGCTGCTCGGAGAGGTCACCGTCGCCGTCCTGGACGACTCCGGCGGCATGACGAACTACGTGACCTACGGCCCGAACCTGGATCCGGGCACGGGTGACATCGCCACCCCGAATCCTGGCGGTCCGAGGAACTGGGAGGCGCTGCGGTTCACGCTGCGCCGGTCCGCCACTGACGTGACGGTCGGCGGAGAGCTGGACTCGTGGCAGATCAAGGCACTTCCCGGCACGCTGAAGCAGCGGATGCTGGTCCACCAGTTCCTGTGCTTCAACTCCATGGAGGACAAGACCGGCAACCGTATTGCCGGTGATCAGCAGTCGATCAGCATCCTCACTGCCATCCGGCAGATGTGCCAGCGCGGGGACACGGTGACCTTCCAGGATCTGGCGCAGGACATCAGCACGCAGGTCATCATCGACGACTACCAGTTCACCATGCTGACGACTCCCGGTCCGAACAAGGAGAACTATGGCGGCTACCTGACAGTGACGATGCGCACTGTGGCGGATGCCGTCACGACCCTTGTCCCCAATGTTCCGGAGCCAGACTGATGGATGCGGGAACCCTTGTCGCCATTGCCACCGGCGCTGCCGGTGTCCTCGGCGGGTACGTGGGTGGACGGAGGAATACTCCACTGGCCGAGTCTACGATCACCATGCTCCAGGCGCAGCTTTCGGAGCTGCGCCTCCAGGTGGAGATAGTCCCTGTACTTCAGCAGAGGATCGTCGTCCTGGAGGATCTGGTCACCCAGCGGGCGAAGGTGGACGAAGTCCTGGAGATCGTCACCGAGATAAGGGAGAGGTTCGATGCCTCCTGACTGGTTCCACCGGCCGGTCCTCGCTCCCGTCACGGACCGCGACAGAGAGGCTGTAAGGGCCTCTCAGCGCATCATGGGCCTCGATGAGACCGGAGCACTGGACGACCCCACAAAGTCCCGCCTGAGGGGCTTCCAGGCCCTCCTGGGGCTATCTGTGACCGGAGCCCTGGATCTACCCACGGCCGAAGCTCTCGACAGGATCAGGAGTCACCATGCGTGAGTACGTCAAGGATGCCGTGGAACGCATTCTGTGGACCTCAGTCTCGGCAGCCGCCTCGGCGGCTGCCGTTTACATCAACGACCTGCCGGAGGTGTGGATCCCGGTCGGCACGGTGCTCCTCACGACCGTCAAGGTTCTGATCGCCAAGAAGATCGGCGATCCCAACACTGCCGCACTAGCGAAGGGCTGACATGTCCGGCTTCGACAACACCTCCGAGACCGTTCGGGTCATCACTGCCACCACCACGGCGACCGACAACGACTACGACATCTACGCGAAGGGCATCACCGGCAACATCCTGGTGAACCTCCCGCCCGTCGCGACCACGATCCCGGGCCGCTCCTACAGCATCACCAAGGACGGCGCCGCGTTCACCGTCACCATCGACGCGAACGCCTCCGAGACCATCAACGGCGCCACCACGCTGGTACTCGCGGCCTCCGCCTTCCACGGTGCGGTGATCGTGAACACCGGCACGGAGTGGGTCGCGAAGGCGCTCTACTAGGCAACGACAGAAGCCCCCCTCGAAAGAGGGGGGCTTCTTTGCGTTCACCAAGTGATGAAGATGGGTGACGCCACCTGTTCGGGATCGAGAGCCTCATCCACCCAGATGGTCAGATCGCCCTCCGTCGTCACGTCGACGCTGTAGCCGTCCTTCTCGCACTCCTTGATCAGCTCACTGATCTTGAAGGCCCACTCCTCAGGACTCATCCGCGCCCCTCGCGATCTCGTCCTCGATCGAGTAGACGGGACGGGACATCCAGCGCGTCCACTTCGGGCCGAGTGAACTCACATCGTCGTCGTACTCGTAACCGCTGACAACGCGCTCCATGCCGTACCGCTCCTCGATGGGCTTGAGAGCTTCGCAGCACTCCTTCCAGAACTCGACCGCGAGACGGTTGAACCTGTCCTGCTCAGGACTCATCGATCCACTTCCCGTCGATCTTGTGTATGCCGTCGTGCCAGTCGTAGTCGAGGTCCACTCCGGCGCTCTTGGCGCGGTCGATCAGGGCATCGACCGCGTTCCAGTGTTCCAGGTCGATGCGGTTGATCTCGATCCGCACCTCCTCAGGACTCACTGTCCGCCTCCGTAGTGCGGACACCTCGGTGCGTGACCGCGCTCCAGGCCGCACCAGTGGCACGTCTCGATCATCCCCGCCACCTCCTACACAGTGCGTCGTGGTTCGGGAGTGGCCTTCGGCACTCCCGGCAGATCAGGACGTCGATGAGACTCACCACTGCCTCTCCTCGATCCTCAGGCTGTCCATGAGGTACTCGTGCTCCACGAGTATGGACCGGATCTTGCTCACCAGGAAATCCCACTGCTCGTCGTCGACTTCGTCACGGGAATCGTTGTGACGGGAGACGGAACCCTCGATGCAGAAGCGGACGACTTGCCTATCCACGGCTCGGCCTCCAGTCCCTGCGGGGACAGTCGATCTTGTGGCTCAGCTTGCCCCCGCACTCGGGGCACTTTCGGTTGTCGTAGACCTCAGTCATCAGCCTCCCCGTTCATCCCGTCAACGAAGTCGATGATCTCCTGACCGATCTTGATGAAGGCCCGCGCCAGGGATCCCTCGGTCCAGCACCCCGCAGTATAGAGAGCGAAACCAAGGTTGCGCAGATCCTCCTGTGTGATGGGATCCTGGTCAGCCATCGACGTCCACCCACTCCAGTCCCGCAGCGAAGCCATTGTCGTCATAGTCGTACGACAGCTTGGCTTCCAGCCTCTGGATCCTGCGGGAGACCACTCGACCACGGGCGCCGGTCGATCCCTTGAGCCACTGTGTCGTGGGATACGGGCCCACGACCACCTCGAAGGTTCGCCCATCGGCGTACCGCTCCACCTGGACGCACCGGTAGATGTCGGTGTTCTCCGGCTTCATGGTCCTACTCATCGACGTCCACCCACTGAAGATCGGGGCCGTTGCCGTCATGGACGCAGGCAAGCCTCTGCACCTTGCCCTCGATCACGCTCCCGTGCTGATCCCTGATCCGGCGCTTCGCGTGACTCTTGCCGGCAGGACCCTCGTACGGTCCGTAGAAGGAAGTCATCTCGCCCGACTCCATCCACGGAGCCTTGTGCCTCACGGATGCCCGGTAGACCTCCGTCGTGTCCCACATGGCGCGCGCCATCAGCGACTCGCCTTCACTTCGATCGTCAGGAAGTGAGTCTCCGACTCCCACCTGAGCGCGCCGGTCTTGACCATCCGGTAGCCCTGGGCGTCACGGTTGGCCACCATCAGCTCCGCCGTCTCTCGCGCATCCTTCGAACTGAACGGGCCCACCACACTGTTGCCGCTGTCCTGGTCCAGGTGGACGAACCAGTGGTCGAAGAGCTTGTCAGCCATCGTTCCTCCTGTTGCGGGGCTGGAACTGCACCACGTTGGACGGTCCGACTAACGTCATCCCGTCGATCTGGCTCTTGAGTGTCTGCACTTCGAGCTGGAGACCCATGATGGTCTCCATGGTAGCGGCCAACTGCTCAGCCATCAGCTTGATGTCGTACCCGCCCAGAGGATGGCCGAAGGGGCCATCCTCCTCCCCGTCGTAACCCATCACCGGATGTGACCCCCGCACTCCTTGCACACGTGGAACTTCACGTGCGCTCCGTCCTCCATGCGCTCGATCGTGGTCGGGATGTGCCCCTTGCCCGTGACCTGGCAGATGCTGTCACGGTCCACGATCCGGTAGTCCGCCTTGCTCCGTCGTCCCATGATGTCCTCCTACTTCGGAAGGTTGTGGCAGTAGCGGCACCAGGTGACGATGCGTCCGGCATCGTCACGGCCGTTCTCCCAGGTGTGGCGTCCGTTCGGCGACTTCGCGCAGCCGGAGTTGATGGGTACCTTCTGGACCATAGTTCCTCCTTGTGGACTTGTACTTGCGTGGACTGGAGGGACTCGAACCCCCTGAACCCGTGCACTGGTTCCGACCCATATCACAGCCCATTGGGTGGCGGCCTTCAGGGGCCGCCACCTTTCCTACACTTCCCGCCAGGCGTCCATGGCCACCTTCAGGTAGCCGTTCTCCCAGACTCCGCCGAGGGTCTTGCCCGGACGGGCGATGACCAGGTACTCGTAAGGGGCAGCAGTGGCCTTCTCGTCGATCCGCCCGTCACTGTGGACGTATCGGGCGTAGACCCGCTTCGGACCGCTGATCCCGCGCTGATTGTACCTGGCGCCGAACTTCACGAAGATGTAGAACCCGTACTTCGTGAAGATCAGGTCGCCCTCTTCAGCCTCGGTGTCACTCATCGGCCTCCTCCTCATCGTAGTCGTCGAACTCGTCGTCATCGTACTGGCCCTCGCAGTCCAGACACACTAGGGCAGCCTTCCGTTCCTCGGCCACCACTGGCCCAGGTTCACATGGCCAGGCCATACGACCATGCCCACCCCGGCGCCCATGATCAGGTTCTGGCACTGCGGACACGGTCTGTGCGTGCAGTAGAGCACGCTTCCGGAAGCCACAGAACCGGCCCTCAGAAGGGCGTTCGCCTCCGCGTGGATACCCAGGCAGGGGTAGGCGTTGTAGTCCTCCGGAAGGGGCCCTGTGAGCCCTCCTCGGGGGCACCCTCCGTCAAGGCACTCCGCCTCTCCGGGCGGAGTTCCGTTATAGCCGGTCGAGATGATCCGATTGTCCTTGACCAGCACGGCGCCTACCTGGCGCCGTGCACACAGGGAGCGCTCAGCCATGACCCGGGCGACGGACAGCCATGTCTCGGCCCAGTCTGGGCGGGCCATCACTTCTCGTCGCCGTCGAAGTACCGCGCTACGTAGTACGTCTGGAACTTGTAGCCGTGCGGGAGTTCCAGCTCGTCGACCTCCCAGTAGTCGCTGGCGACGTCACCGAACTGCATCTGGCCAAGATGGATTCGCGCCTGCTCTCGACTTCCGATCGTCCCGCCCAGCGGGATCGTGTAGACGATCCTGATCCTGTCGTTCGTGTGATTGAAGTCCAGATAGACAGCCCACCGCTCTTCGTCGCTCACTTGCTCTCCTTCAGGGTCAGCGGGGTGGTGTAGTACTCGCAGTCAGGGTCGGAGGCCAGCTCCTCCTCCATCGCATCCTCGGCCGACTCGCGGGTCGCGTGGGCCGAGATGAAGTCCCAGTCCCCGTCTTCGTTCTCCCACCACAGGATGTAGACCTGGCTCACTTGCTCTCCTTGGGGATCATGGACCGGATGAACTCCCGGCCGCGCTTCACATACATGCTGTTCACATCCATGTCCGGCTCGTCGAACTCCAGCAGGACAACCTTCCGGCCAAGCTCCTTCTGGAGCTTGCGCCCCAGGCCACTCCCCGCCGAATCGCTGTCGCAGAACACGTAGATCCACCGGAAATCCTCCAGGATCTCCTTCCACCACGGCTTCCAGTTGGTGGCACCGGGGATGCCGACAGCGGGCAGGCCGCACAGGGTGGACAGGGTGACGGTGTCGAACTCACCCTCCGCCACATGGATGTCCAACGTGTCCTCGTGGAGGTCGAGCGTGTTGTAGAACCGCGTCTCCCATCCCGATGTATTCAGGTACTTGGCGTGCCCCACGCAGTCACCGGCACACTTGATGCACCGGAACTTGAAGCCGATCACGCCCGCCCTGGTGACGTACGGGATGGAGAGTCGACCGATATACTTCTCGTGCCCCGGCAGCAGGTCGGGCTCGTCACTCGTCGGCCTCTTCACGAAGCCAAGTCCGACGGAAGACGCTGACTGCCGACTCAGACCTCGCTTCGCGAGGTACGGCATGGCGAGTTCGAGATGATCGGCGTACCGGTCCGCCGCTGACTCCAGTGATTTCCTCTGCTCGCTCGACAGCATCCCGGTACTCGCACCCTTCCTTGGCCATGATGATCTGGACTGCGTTGCCCCGAGGGCAGGTGTCGTATGCGAGGCACGTGAACACCTGCTCCTCGGACTCGTCGGACCGCACGCGCCCTGAGGCGCTGCGGTCCCCGTGAAAGGCGCACCTCACGTCGTGCCAGCCACGGTCTTCCTCTACGGGGTCGAACCCGTAGTGCTCAAGGATCGGGCTGATCGGAAAGGAGTGGGAAGAGAAGGCCGAGGTTCTCTGATTCAAGTCGCTCCACCTCTCGCTCCAGCCGCTGCATGCAGCCGATCAGTGCCCGGAAGTCCTCGAACAGCATGAAGGTCACCCACTGGCCGACCTTCGCCTCCCCGTACCCGTCGGGCCGCATGATGCAGGCGGACCAGTCGAAGTCACGGTTCGTGTTCTTGACCATCTGCTTGGACCACTCGGTGGGCTTGAACTCCCGGCGACCCTTGACCTCCAGTGCCCAGCCGGGAGTGTTCAGGATGTCCGTGCCGCCCAGGGAGGCGGCACGGCTCTCGGCGTCGGGGAACACGGGCTTGAGGTAGTCGGCGGCGATGACCTGAGTCTTGCGCCCACGGGCGACGCGGCTGTCGGTCACTTCTCCTCCTCGAAGTCGGAGCAGTCGCAGCGGATCTGCCCGCCGGTCGAGAGGATGTCCCTCCACCCGTAGGCGTAGCTGTAGCTATCACAGTTCTCGCAGTAGAACTTGGCCATCTCCGCGCTGGCGAAGTGCTCGCTCACTTGAACCTCCCCTCCTCCCGCATCAGGCGCAGCTTGGCCCGCATGTCGACCAGGAACCCGGCTGAGGAATGGGGCTCACCGAGGATCACGTCCACCTCATCCCTGCTCAGAGTGATCATGATCTTGGCCTCCTGCTTGCGAGGCCGGTAGTAGATCCTCATGACCACCCCTTCGTCATCTCGGCGAAGACCTTCTTCAGGAAGCAGTACACGCACTCGTACGTGTTGACTCCGATGGACTTGTACACATGGCCCTGCGGGTTTCCGGGGCACTCACTCATCTGTCGAACTCCTCTCCACAGTGGGGGCAGGTCACCTTGAAGCAGTCGCACTGCTCGTCGCGAGGAATGGGGATCTCGTTGCCCTCAGCATCCTCGTGGAACTCCATGCCGCCACATCGGCGACAGTAGGACTGCCAGCCCTGCTCGCTCACTTGACCTTCTCCAGCCTCTCGCAGGCGATGCAGCGGATGATCTTGCGTTCGTACCGCCGCCAGACGTGCTTCCCGTCCGGCGACTCGGGGCAGTGGGTCTCGCTCACTTCTTGGACTCCTCACTGTAGCTCGCACCGCAGTGCAGACAGAACCAGCCGTCCAGGAGGTCGGCCCAGAGGTGCCGACCTCCCTTGTCCTCGGGGCAGACGGTCACTTGGCCTCCTTGAGCTGGCGCAGGCGGGTCTCCCACGAGTTCCTCATGCGCAGGTACTCGGACTCGGCCATGCGGCCGTTCTCGTAGTCCCTCTTCCACGCCTTGAGCATACGCTCGATACTCTCGATGTCGTTCATGCCTTCACTGCCTTGTGGTCATGGAGCGGAGCCCGCTCCGGAACGATGTCCCACACCTTGCACCTGCCGGGATCCACGGCCAGCTGATAGTGCAGCTGGCCGGTGGGGTCATGCTTGCCGTTCCGGTTCTTCACCGGCGAGAAGAGGATGCGGTCACCAGCGCCCACCTGCGTGACGATCAGGGCGGGAAGGTGATCCGCCTTCCCGAACACCGCGCTCTTCGGGGGGCACGGGTTGTACTTGTTCTCCCCGCCTTCGCGGGTGTGGTGGATCACGATCATCGCCGTCTGCCACTCTTCGGCGATCTTCTTGAGCTCCTTGAACATGGACCAGTACTGCTGGGCTTCGATGCCCTCATGGTCCACGTTCATGGCGATGTCCACCCACGTGGCGTGGGGGTACTCGCCGTACATCTCCCGGAACGCTTCGCCGTAGGTGCAGATGCGGTCCATGTTCGGCGAGGAGAAGAAGTCAAAGCGGATGTTGTCCCACGCCCTGAGGACGTAGGCCGCCTCTTCCGGGTTGGACTGCACGATCTTCTCGCACACTTCGAACGGCTTGCCGGTGAGCATGGCCAGCGAACGGGCGATGATCGTATACCTGGTGCTGTCGTTGGAGAAGTACAGCGATGGCACGCCGAGCTGGTGTGCGATGTTCAGGCCGAGGATCGTCTTCATGGATCCGGAGGGTCCGGCGAACTCGGTCACCTCGCCACGGTAGATCCTAGCCCCCGCCTCACGGAAGGCGCGGAAGGGGTCGGGCAGGGGGACGAGGTCCCCCATGCCCTCCATGACAGCACGTCCGAGACTACGCATCACCCTCCTCGATCCACTCTTCCAGCTCGGACCATCCGACGTAGTACCCGAGAAGCTCCAGCACTTCGGGTTCCGTCTTGACTGCGATCAGACGCATGGTCTCGTCGTCGAAGATCCGAATGCTACGCACCCCAGCTCCCGTCCAGCGCCTTGTGCAGGGCCGACTCGAGAGCGGCGTACTCCGGGTTCTCCTCGGGCCTGTAATCGATCGTGTAGAACAGTTCGCAAGTGAGGCGATCGGCTTCCGCCTTGCTCATGCGGATGACCACCTGGCCATCCTCGAAGCTGCCGTTCACTCGACCTCCGTCCATGCGTCGTATAGCGCTTCCGCACCAGGCATATCGAGGTCCTCGGTCAGCGCAAGCGCGTAAGAGATGATCCGATACTCCTCCTCGGTCAGCTCGACGGTGTACGTCTTGACGGTCCTGACTTCGGCCTTCACTCGTCCTCCTTGTCCATGCAGAGCACACCGGTACGGCAGTCCATGATGGAGATGACGAGCTGGACCTCTGTCCGGTCTTCGGGGTCGAGTGCCAGACAGGCGTAGAAGAAGTCCTGGAGCTGCCCGAAGGTGAAGGACGATCCGTTGAACTCCAGCTGAACGCGCTTGCTCTTCTTGATCACGATTCCTCCAGATGAAGGGGCGGGCGGACTGCTAAGCCGTCTCGTTTGAGTGCCGCCGCGTTCAACGCGACACCCCGCCCCTCTCGATCACTGCTAGAACGGGACGCCGCTGGTCACCTTGGCGGAGAACACGTGGCGCTTGTCGTCGTTGGCGAGTCGCCGCATGGCGAACATGCCGCTCACCGGAATGTCGGAGAAGCCGTCACCCTCAGCCTCACTGTTCAGGTCGACGAGCGCCTGATACACGGCCTCGAAGTGGCCACCCTTGGAGAGCATGAAAGTACCCGCCTCCATCGGCGTCTCCACGAACTCACCCTTGTCGGCATCCAGCCGACGCAGGGTGACGTCCTTGAGGTCGACGAACTGGACGTCCTTCTTCTGGCCCTCGTTGTACTTGTCGTCGATCTCCATGATGTCGGAGACGCGGGTCACCGTGCCACGGAAGCCGTCGCCCACGTTGTTCAGCCAGATGGCGGGCAGCTTCTCGTAGTCACCGCCGCCGCTGTTCTTCTTCTTGTTCTTCTCGATGACGGCGGCGTACTTCGGGTCGATGGGCATCTTGTACGTTCCCTCTTCTCGTGCCTGCATGATCTCTTTGATCTTATCCCAGTCGATGGGCACTACTGCCCCTCTTCGGGGATGGTGATGATGGCGGACAGCGCGAGATCGTAGACCTTGTCGTACAGCTCTCGCGAGGGGCGCTCACCGTCCAGGGCCTCGCCGAGGAACCCCTGGATCGTGTCGTGCACCCAGCTCTCGATAATCTGCTCGCACAGGAGCCTGGCCAGTTCGCGGGGATCGCGCACTAGAACCCCCAGTCGTCAGCGACGTCCCGCTTGTCGGTCTTGGCAGGCTCCGGCTTGGTGGCCGGAGCCCCCTCCTCCCACGGCCGCTGCTTCTTGGCCTTGGGCTTGCTCTTCCAGGGGCGGTCCGTGGAGGGGCTGGAGGGCCCCTTCTGCGGCTTCTCGGTGACCTCCAGGACGGTTGCCCCAAGCTCGCGCTGGAGAAGCTCAGAGGCCCCTTCCAGGGCCTCCTCGGTGGCATCTTGTGCGTCGTGGAACTCGGCACTGTCCTGCGCCGCCAGCTCGGCGATGCTCGACTCCATGTACTCCTGAGTCGACGCGAAGGGCTCGTCCCGGACCGGAGGCTCCGCCTTGGCCACCGCTTCGAGCGCCTTGTCGCGGCCGTAGAGAACGGCCGCCCTGAGGCTGGCCCAGTAGTCGCCCAGCGCCTCCCCGAACGGGAGGTCCGGGGCGCTCTTCACGAGAGCGGAGATCAGATCCTTGTCCGACAGGGTCACCTTGACGTGCTGGAACGGCTCCGTCTGGACGATGAACTCGGCTTCGATACTCACTTGCTCGCTCCCTTCCAGTCCCGCCTGACGCGAAGCTTGGCCACCGAGAGACGCCCCTCCCTGAAGTTGCGACTGTCGAGGAACTGCTCCAGTCGGTTGATCTCATTCTCGGTGGGCTCTTCGGTCCATCCGCCGATGCCGCCCTCGGCGACATCGTCCCACTTGCGGCCGATGAGCTTCTTCAGCTTGCGATAGTTGCTGCGCCCCGCACTCACTCGGACTCCTTCCTCAACTTCTCGTAGTACTTGGACCGCTCGGTCGGCTTGCCACCCATGATGCAGTTGGGCTGCTGGTGGCAGTGGTTGCACTCCCACTGCTTGACCCGAGCGGGGAACCCACCCTTCGCCAGAGACCGCGCCATGTCGCCGTAGGCGTTCCCCATGGTGACCGGAGTCTCCTTGAGAACGATGGGCCGGGGCGCCTTCGGGGCGCCCGGATTGACCATGAGCCAGAGGCCCTTGAAGTCCTGGCTGTAGTGGACTCCAGTGCCTCCACGCATCAGCGCGCCGTACGTCTCCAGCTGGAGAGCATCCTTCGGCTTGCTCTTCCCCGTCTTCCAGTCCCCGATGATCGGGCCGTGCTTCTTGTGCTCACCCACGATGTCCACGAACCCCATGACGGGGAGAGGACACCCGGGGAGCATCCCCGTGACGTCGAGTTCGACTTCCCACACGTCGATGTCGTCCAGCAGAGCGATGGCCCGCTCGGCGCATTCCTGCGCGAGACGGAGTGCCTTCTCCTCGATGACCGGATCCTCCTTGGATCCGGCATGAGCCCACTTGCGGGTGTCCGGTTCGATCTCCATGTACTTCTCCACTTCCTCAAGGAAGTAGAACTCCACCGTGTCCTTGTGGGCCTCACCCTTCAGGTGATCCTCCACGAACCGGTGTACAGCGGTTCCCGTGGCGAAGTACCAGGCGGGAACCTCGGGCGCCCGGAGGATGCGCCCGAGCTGGTAGGCGCGGGGGCACTTCTGGTATGCGCTCAGAGCACTGTAGCTCAGATGATCTGGTGTCATACAGGGATCTTAGCCTGCTGGGGTGACTTCCCCTGCTTCCGCGCCCTTCGCTTCCTGGCGTTGTGACATGTACGGCACGTATTCTTGACCGGATTGAGGATGTTCTCCCCGACTAGAGCGTGCCCCTGCTTACAGTGCGTCCGAAGCTTCCTCGGCTTACGCTCCGTCTTCTCCTGACTTCTGCGGGTAGCCTGCCGCTCGTTGCTGCACTTCTTGCACTCCCCACTGGGGTACATGTCGGCAAGGGATCCGATCTGGTGTCCAGCGGGACACGCGCCCTTGGTGAGCATGTTCCTCGGACCGAAGATCGCAGGCTTTCCGGAGCCTGCCACGTTTTGCCCTGTAGGGAAGACTCCACCCCGCATGACATCCACGAGATCCGCCGCAGTGGCGGATTTCAGGCACTCGGCTGATACGGGGCAGCGATCGCAGATACCCTTCGCTATCGACAGCTTCTCCATCTGCTGAACACTCCAGGGACCCGACTCCCAGAGGGTCGGGTCCTTTCCTGCACAGGAGGCAAACTGCCTCCAGTCCACTTGTTCACCGGAACCACTCATCGCACCTCCTCTCCATGCAAGACGTTCAGCCCTGATGGCTGAACGTCCAGGACGGGGAGGGGATCGCAAGGATGCTAAGTGCACTTAGTGACAGCAGGAGGGCCCCCTGAAGGGCCCTCCTGCCTGCCGCAACCGGGAAGGGGTGATCACGACAGTCGTGCCGCCATCCGTTGGCGTGCTCTTGTTGCTTGCGTGCACTTGAGATCCTTGTGTGCTGCGCCCTTTCGCCCGGCTCCTCTTTCCCCGCCGGTCGGGGCGCTCACTCGTTTCCCTCACTCACGCTCACGTTGATAGCTTAGCACACGGGTGCAAGCGGATTACTCCCGGCAGTCCAGGTGTCGGTATGTGCGGTGGATGCCGGTCGTCCCACCGAACTTCGGGTAGGAGGGCACCTGCCTCCCGTCCCCGACCTGCCGGGAGCCCGCTACTCGGGCTCCCTTGGGCATGCTTCCCCCGCACACGTAACACTTCTGTCCGACGGAGAGAACGATGCCTTCGCGAGGAGCCCCCGAGAAGGGGCTCCAGGGGGTCACAGGCGGCCTCTCTTGGTGCCCTTGGGCAGTTGGTCCATGAGCTTCCTCAGCTCCCTTCTGATGGCCCTGTAGCGCATCCTGGTTTTCAGCTGGTCCATGGTCGGCGGAGTCCAGCCGGGATGGTCGTACATCCGGTAGTGGCCCTGCTCGGGGAGGCCGCAGAAGCGGCACCCCGAGACGGAGCGGTAGTCGAGGCGGCTCACTCGCCCTCGGCCTTGTTGAGCGCGTCGTCGACGCGCTTCCACTGGAGGTGGACGGGGGCGTCTTCCACCCAGTACGCCTTGACAGCGGCGAACGTCTCCCGGGCAGCCTCCGGCGTCAGCTCCACCGTAACGCCGGTCACCTTGGTGCTGGTCTTGATCTCGAAGCTTACGGACTCACTCTTCTCGCTGTTGTTGTGACATGTGCATGAGCAGGTGAAGGGACTTCCGTAGCTGTCCCGATAGGATGCCGAGCAGCCGGAGTGCCGCCGCTGGTGGCACGGGTGGAAGACGTACTTGCGTTCACTCACAGCTTGCCCCTCTCGGCCTCGCGCAGGATCTCCCGCCAGGCACGGTCCTTCGCCTGGTCCGGGCACTCGAAGTGCCAGTAGCGGCCCGCCATGAAGCGGGCCGTCTTCATGTCCGCCACCTCGCCGTCGCAGCGACCGCAGGTGTATGTCCTCTTGATGCTCACTTCGCGTCTTCCACGAGGTCGGACCAGAAGTCCCGCATGTCCATCACTTCGCTGTCCCTGGTCCACGCAGGCGCGTCGACGTAGCTGGCCAGCGCGTTCGCCGTGATGATCAGCTCTTCCAGGTCCAGCGTCACCGTGACGGTGACGGTCTTCTTGACGCTTCCGCTCGCCATCAGTTCTCCTTCTCCTTGTGACAGTCACAGGGGCACACCCAGCAGGGGTCAGGGTCGCAGCAGGCGGCCTGGCAGAGAGTATGGTCACCCCTCTTGCAGTCGAGGGACACGTCGGACTCTCTCACTTCTCCTCCTTCTTCCCGTGGCACTCGCAGGTGCACTCGCAGCACTCCGGATCGTCCACGCCCGGACAGATCTCGTGCCAACCCTTCCAGCATGCGTCGAACAGTACGCGTCCCATCACTCCTCCTTCGTGTTACGATCTTCCTTAACGAAGTTAAGGAGAGACCATGAGCACCACTGTACTGGTGATCCCCGATCTCCAGATCCCTCTGCATGACGCAGAGTTCACGACGAAGCTCGTCAAGGTGGCCGAGTACCTCAAGCCGGACAAGCTTCACTTCATCGGGGATCTCACCGACTCCACGGAAGTGGGTCGGTGGGTCAAGGGCAGGGCCGGAGAGTACTCCGGCCAGCTGCAAGCCGCGTTCGACACCACAGCTGATGTCGTGGCCCGCTTCCGGCGGGCCGTCGGGGACATCGAGATCACACTCCAGGACAGCAACCATGACGAGCGAACCCGCAAGTACATCGACGAGTACGCTCCCGCCCTGTCCAGTCTGCGATCCATGGACTTCAGTTCTCTCGCAGGACTGGACGCCGCTGGGATGGAGGTCGTCATGGGGGTCCACGATCTACTCCCCGACACTCTCTCAGGACACGGACACGAAGGCCGGTACTCCACCGTTCCCGGGAAGTACGGACTCGACCGAGTCCTGAAGTACGGGAAGAACTTTGTCTACGGGCACACGCACACCCCGCTCCTCAACTTCACAGCCAAGGGCGCGGGCGAGAGCCTGCAATCCCTGTGGACCATGAACGTGGGTCACGGGATGGACATCACCAAGGCGGACTACCTCACCGAGGACTACGCCACGTGGTGCCAGGCGTTCGGCATCCTCACGTGGGACGGCGAGCACACCCATCCGCAGCTGGTCACCGCCCAGAAGGGGCGGTTCTACCTGGACGACGGGGAGCTGTGGTGAGCGACAGCTACTGGAGCATGTGGATCCAGGAGGTCTACCGCCGCCTTGACCTTGACGGTGAACTGGATCGCATCCTCGCCGAGCTTCGCCCGAAGGTGGAAACCTTCAAGTCCGACATCCACGTCTACCTGAGCACCAGCTGTCGGCACGGACAACATGCCTACTGCCAGGCCAGGAAGGGCCTGGCGGGCGACAAGGAGCCGTCCACTTGCAAGTTCTGCGATGCCAAGTGCATCTGTGACTGCCACCGGGAGGAGCAGTGAACGTCTGCGAGCGATGCGGAAATGAAGACTTCACCTTCTCGTGCAAGTTCACTGACGGGATCCAGCAGGCAGAGTTCCTCCTGTGTTTCCGCTGCTCCAGTGGAGCATGGCATCAGATCAAGTGGATGCTGCACAAGTCGGCATCCCTCGCCTGCCTGAACGGGTGGCACGACCTGTGCCACGAGAACGTGATCCCCAGATGCACATGCCTCCACCATGAGGGCGTAAGCATCGACGAGCTGGAGACTGACTGGGAGCGGAAGGAGGACCGTGGACCTCAGCAAGATCATTAGCTATGTGGCAGCAGCCACAGCCCGCGCCTACCCGCAGGCGACGCGGGAGGACGTGAGTCAGCAGCTCTGGGCTCACGCGCAGGCCAACCTCCCCCGCCTCTTCGACTACATGCAGCGGCAGGACGGCGAACGGATCATCCGATCCATCCTCAACCAGGAAGCACGCACCTACGCCATCAAGGAACGAGCAGCAGTGACCGGATACGCGCCCGACGACCAGGAGTGGTACACGCCCAACCAGATCCGGGCGATCCTCCCCGACGTCTACGAGTACGAGAACTGGCAGAGCTTCGAGAGGCGCGGCCAGGAGCGCCGCGCCACCCCGATCGCCAACGCCACCGGTGACCGACTGGCCGCAATCCTGGATGTGCGCAAGGCGCTGGATCAGATCCTCCCCGACCAGCGGGACATCCTCCGCCAGCACTACGGCGAGGGATGGGGGCTGGAAGATATCGGAGAAGCGTGGAGCATCTCCGAGGGAGCCGCACGGCAGCGGCTCCACAGGGCCGTGCACGCCGTGCGGAACGCCTTGGGGGGTCCACGTCCGGGCGACCCCTATGAGGCCGTCAACGGCCCCTTCGACACCCGCAGCAAGGGCCGCAAGGCCATGTCCAACAGTGCAGCACGCACACTCACCCATGGAGACTACTGATGGACCCGAAGTACACCGACGAAGAGCGGGCGAACCGCAGCCACTGGAAGCAGCAGGCGACCGAGGCTCAAGCGAACCTGGAGAAGATCAAGTACGCCGCCGTTCAGCGCGAGAAGCGGGAGCGGGAGGAGCAGATCGCCAGGGATCACGCCAAGCGGCAGGCCGAGAAGGCTGCCGCTGAGAAGCAGATCCAGGCTCGCGGCCTGGTGGAAGCCCTGACCCGGGAGCTGGGCAAGCTGGAGCGTACTCACGGCGTGCGGGTGACCTCCCACGAGTCGTCCACCACCATTCACGGCCAGCAGACCATCACCGTGCAGTTCACCAAGTTCGCCGCGCCGCGCACCTTCACTCCCCACGGTCGCTGGATGGACTGACAGGCCAATCGGAGCCAGGGCCCTTCGGCCCTGGCTCCTCCTTCACCCCTCAGTCACCGCAGTACTTGGAGACCTCCTCGGGCTTGAGCGGGAAGCGCTCCTCCAGTCTGCTGATTCGCTTCTCCTGCCAGGCCATGTGGTCGAGTGCCAACTCCACCTTCACGCGGAGGACGGCGTTCGCACCGGCGAGCCCACCGAACAGGATCAGGGCGATGATGTTGAACGCGATCTGCATTACTGCTTACGCTCCAGTCGCTCGATCCGCTTGCGCAGGTTGTTGATGGTCGAGCTGGTCACGATGCTGGTCAGTCCGAGGAGGGCGACCGCGAGCGTTCCGATGAAGTCGGCCATGTCAGACCTCCGTAATCTCGATCTTGATGTGCCACTTGTGATCCCGGCCGCTGGCCGGGTAGGAGTCGCTCAGGAAGTCCGTGTTCACGCCCTCCCGGACGATCCTCTCCAGCACGTACTGAGCACTGGAGCCCATGGTGACGGCGTAGAACTCCTGGTACGCCTGCTTGCGACGCTCGGTCACTTGCCCTCCTTGACGCTGTAGCCGTAGGTGTCGAGACTGTCATCACCGACGACGGAGATGAAGCACTGAACGCCGGGCTGCAGCTTGGCGTCGGCCCACTTGACGGCGTCGTAGTAGTTGCCGTCCCCCTGAACCATGCACTCCCTGCCGTCCGGCGCGTCCCACGCGAGGAACCACTTCTGGTTGTTCAACTCTTCCATCCGTCCTTGTAGTACTTCTCCAGGCCGCCGTTCGTCTCTGCCCACACCATGCCGGTGCGACGGGAGCGCATGAGCACCCCACGGGAGAAGACAGCCTCAATGAGATACTGCCCGTCCTGCCGCATGGTCACCTTGTCACCGGCCACCATGCCCAGCTCGTTGGTCAGGATCTTCTCCTTGGTGGCATCCCTGATCGCGGCAGGGGAAGTCCACTGCCACGCCCGTGACTCCACCGGCTGAATGGCCCCGTAGTCCGCCGAGGCGTGGACCAGCCACGCCATCTCACGTCCCTGAGGCTCCGCAGGGCCTATCCAGGCCACGATCCAGGTCGTACTGGACCATATACCCTTGAAGGCCATCCCGGGCTTCAGGGGGGCCCCCAGGGGCCTCCACAGGGTACTCCTTGTGGCGTCCACCGCCTTGAGGATCGCGGCGGCAACGGTCTCGTTGACCGTGTCCTCCGGCCACTCCTTGTCCAGGATGCGGCAAATGGCGTCGATCTCGTCGCCCTTCGCCATGCTTCCCCCTTCCCGTCCTCATGCACATCATGTGGACATCAGCCCCCAGGGCTTGAAGGCCCTGGGGGATAGAAGCTCACACGCTGCTAGCTGTTCGCCTCGGCGATGGCACTCCGGAGAGTCTCGGCCGCACGCTCCGCATCGGTCGCATTGCGACCGTTCTCCAGGGCGAGTTCCTCGTACTTGCGCACCTTCGCGAACAGCTCGTCACGCTCCGCCGAGACCTTGTCGTACTCCTTCTGGCCGCTCTCGATGAGCTGCTCGGCACGGAACAGCCTGGCCTTGACCCGCGCCAGCTCCTCCTGGACGTCCTGGAGTTCGGCCGTGGACTTGTAGAGCGCGTCCCGAGCCTGCGTCAGCTCCTCCTCGCGCTCCTGGATGTCGTTGAAGATGTCGTTGTACTGGTTGCCGATCTCCACCTTCTCCATGATCAGCTCGCGGATCCGGGACTCCAGTTCCACCGCCTTGGCGGGGTGGAGGTAGCCCATGGACGCCAGGGTGATCCCCTTGGAACCGCGAGTCAGGTACGCGGCGTCCAGCTCCTCGATCGAGTACATGCCGGTCGTGCCGAGCTTGTACACGGGCTCGATCTTCGGGTTCTGGTCGTCGCCCTTGATCATGGTGTTCTGCACGAACGCCACCTTGAGGTGGCGACGCTTCGCGTAGTCCGCGATGGACACCACCGTCACGCCGTTGATGACGATCTCGGGCACGGCGTTCTGAACCTCGGTCATGCTTCTCCCCTTCCCTTCAGGCACCGCTGTGATGCCGAAAGGATGCACGGCCCGGGCCGTGCATCCGACTGCACTACAGAAGGTCGGCCAGCGACTTGGGGCCGCCCGGGTTGGAGCCGCCCCACAGTCGATTGAACGGCGAGCGGGGCTCGCCCTGAAGCAGCCAGTTGTACACGTTGATGCGCTCACCCTGGAGACTCTCGCGAGCCTCGATGAAGAACGCGAACGTCTCCTTGGTGGGCTTCTCCTTGCCGATGTCGATCTCCATGGACCGGACCCGGTTGTCGCTGTCCATGTACCACTCGACCACGTAGACGCTCACTTCTTGTCCTCCTTGTCCCATCCGGCGACCGGCGGGGCGGACTGGATCTGATCCCACACCGTGGGCTCGTCGCCCGTCACCTCGCTGGACACCCACTCGGACGTGTACTTGTCCGCCTGGGCGCGGTAGTCGGCCTCAACCTTGCCGTGCCTCTTCCAGGACACCATCAGACGTACTCCTTCACAGGCCAGAAGATCAGTTCGTCATGCGGGGCCATCGGGTCCAGGGAGATGGTCGTGCCGTCCCCCATCATTCGGTAACCGAAGAACTTGATGCTCCCCTCGGCGGTCCACCCGATGGTGGTCACCTTGAGGAGATCGGTAGCCTCGCACTCGCCTACCCAGGCGAGTGCGATGAGGTCACCAATGACGACCTCTTCGGCGTATGCCATGATCTCTCCTCTCCCGTTTCGGCAGTGATGCCGCGTACACGGCAGGGGCCGAAGACCCTGCCGTGCCACTGGTCACTGACACTTACTCCCGGACTCCGGACTTGGCCAGGAGCCTCTGATACTCGGTGGACCCGACCCTGATGGTCTCCTTGACGATCCCGCCGTACTTCTTCTGCACCTCGGCGACGGACATCAGCCCGTCATCCCTGTGGAACAGGTTCGGCTGGCCGTACTCCAGCACAAGCCAGCCGGAGGGCTTGACGCCCCTCCGGTCTCCCTGGATCTCGATCCTGATGATGATGGCCATCAGAAAACCTCTCGCTCGATGGCGTCCAGGGCGCTCGACTCAGTGGCGAACAGGGCAGACATGCGGTGAGCGTAATTGTCCAGTCGGTACCGCCAACCACCGTGGTTCTGGCGGTACAGGATGGCGTAACGCTGACCGGTCTTCCGGTCCAACACCTCGAACGTGTCCTGGCTCGCCCTCTTGCTGGTAACGCGAGTGAGCTTGAACCTCTTGTTCCTCGCCATCACTTGCCCCGCTTCAACTTGTTGTACTGCGACACAGTGATGTCGAGAACGACCTCAGTCACGTGCGTGTCGTAGTTGAGGCGAGCGATGTTCAGGCTCTTGTCCTTCATGGGCAGGTGGAGATACGTGTAGAGCGCGTCGCGCCCCGCGTACCCCTCATCCACGAAGGCGTCCGAACGATCCGGACCAGCACCGGGGATAATCCACCCCCGACGCGGGTTGCCGTTCACGTCGTTCCCCGCCATCACGTAGATGATGGTTTCCATGATCTTCTCCCTTCCCTAGGGTTGTTCACCTCAGAACTGAGATGCCCTCAACCAGCAGGGCCTTGAGGCCCTGCTGGTAAAGATGTCTCAGGTCACTTGCCGTTCAGCCAGGCACACGCGGGGATGAACCCCTGCTGGCAGTCGTCCTGCTTGGAGTCCGAGAACCCCGAGTTGAACACGGTCACCTCGTCAGGCCTGTCGATGTTCACCCATGACAGGGTGATGCCGACGGCCATGCCAATCAAGGCAGTGAGCCCCGTTCGCGCTACTCGTTCCATGATGCTCCCTCGCATTGACACAGGCGATCCTTGCGGCTGAAGCACTCGCCGCACACGTCGTACTTCGCCGGATTCCACACCAGCAGGTGGATGCACGGCTCGTCATCCTGGATAAGGATGACGTAGTGAGCTTCGGGATGGTCGGAGAAACTCCTCAAGAGAGCCCCTCCGGCCTCCCCGGCGCCCTGGTACTCCGCCCTGAACAGCCATCGCTTGGCCTTGACCCTCTCGTACCGGTCGTACCAGAAGATCCCGCCGGTCTCGATGTTCTTCAGGGTGCCCATCAGTACATCTCCTTACGGACGCCACCACGGGGGCCCAGCGTGAGCCGGTACCACGGGTCGGAGGCGACCTTGAACTTCCACGCCATCAGGCGGGGGTCGTACTCCAGCTCCACGGCGTAGATGTCGATGCGGCGAGTCTCACGACTGTCCGCATAGAAGCGGACATTCTCCACGTGGGAGATGGTGTGAAACTCTCCCCAGGACCCGCTGACCTCCTGAAGGAGCGTCCGCGAATCCCAGTTCATGTTGTCACGAACCAGGAGCGAATGGCGGGCGTGAGACTCGGACTCCCACACTTCGAAGTCCGCATCCGCCCAGCGCTGGCCGTACCACTTGCCTACGACCATGTACCTCTTGTTGCTCGCCATGCTTCTCCCCTTCCCTGAGGATCCAGGCTGAGATGCCCCCCAAGCACACCCCTTCGGGGGTGTGCTTGAAGATGTCTCAGAGCGTTCCCTCGTACACATCCAGAGCGAGGCAGGCCGCGTACAGGTGGTTCTGGAAGACGCGGGTGCAGATGTGCCTGTCCGTCGCGCCGTCCGTGTGCCACAGCTCGTTCTCGTCACCGTCGTACACGGTGGCGTCCCAGTAGCCGGTGTACTTCTGGCCCACCGTGCCACCACCCACCTTGTTGACCCCGACCCAGTAGCCGTCGGGGTTCATGTCGGTGGTGATGTGCTGCGTGTACTCGAAGTCATTGGTGTTCATGGGGTTCCCTTCCCTATGGGGTACCGATGCGGGAGTGACAGGCATTGAGGACTGTCACCCCTGGACCGGACAGGGTCCGAAGACCCTGTCCGTAGGGAATGGACGGGAGCAAGGTGCACTCCCGTCCGGGAGAGAGAAGCGGCAGACCGTAAACACTGACCAGCGTGTATCGTCTGGTGGTGCTCTCGGGACCTGCCGTGGCCCGTCACTCGGTGGGCCAAGCCGTTCGGTTCAGTTGTCAAGGGACTGCGACTCACTTCGGGCCACCCCCTTTCGAGGGGCGTTGCCTCCGGGCCGTCGTGCTGGGGTAGATCCTGCCGGGTCTCGCGGGTCGCAGTCCAGACCCTCGCGGACTTCGTGACCTTTCTGAGATCCAAGCCTTGGGTTAGGCCCGTAAGGGCGTTCACGGCTCTTCTGCTCAACGGTCGCGGTGTCCGGGTCTTCGTGCTCCCCGCTCCTTCCGACACCCAGAACATTACGGGGTCCGGAACCCCGGATCGAGCACGGCAAGGACACGGAAAGGTCACAGGCCGATAACGGCCACCAGGTGCACCCCCGGCACGGCCCCCAGCCAGCACAGACCCCCGAGAAGGGCCTACAAGGGCCCTTCAGCAGCCTCGCAGGCATGGGTGCGTACATCAGTCCACCAATGGGACAGGGCCCCCTCAAGGGGCCCTGTAGGGCTTGAGTGTACTTTGCAACCATCAGGGCAAAGAACAGGCCCCCACCGAAGTGGGGGCCTGCCTCACTCACCGCGACGCATGCGCCTCCGGGCCTCCCCGAGCTTCTCATCGCGAGCCCAGAAGCTCCTGAGTTCGCCCCGGCCAGCCTCACGGCCGGAGCTGCTCTCCCACTTGCGGGTGGACTCCCGCACCCCGCAGGCGATCTCACGTGCACTCAGCACCCTCATCGCAGCGCTCCGGCCCGTAACCCTGGTGATCCCCAGGTACACACCGCCACTGACGAGAACCCACCCGCAGCGGGGATCGAAGAGGGCGTTGCGGACGTTCACGTCGGTCACAGCGACTCCAGGCAGTAGGCGAAGCGCAGGACGGTGATCTCACCCGCGAAGGACAGCCACGCCCTGATGGTCCGGAACATGCTCACGTCAGAACCTCAGACCGTCGCGCAGGGTGGACATGCCGGTCTTCGCGCGAGAGGCACGGGGAGCCCTGGGGCGAGCCGTGAAGGACTTCTGCGCGTCCCGCATCCGCTTGTCCACAGCGGCCTGAGGGAGATCCTCGAACGCGATCCCGGTCTCCACGCTGATCTGTGCCAGCTCCCTGTGCCACTTCAGGCGCCGCACGGCCATGGTGCCAGCGACCACGTTGCGGGGGTGCGGACGCTCCTCAAGGATCGTGATCACGTCCATCCCGTCCAGCGGGCGAAGCTCGGGGGCGGGGGCGGGGTAGACCAGCAGGCAGGACCCGCACAGCCACTCCTGGGGGCTGAGGTCCGCATCCTCATCGGTGCTGGGCTCGATGGTCCCACCACAGTGGCAGGACTCCTTCACCGGCTCGGCGTGCTCGCAGCCGGAAGCGTGGAGATCGACAACCGTGCCGTCCGCAGAGACGGCACGGACACACCGCCCCTCGGCCCACTCCTCACCGCAGTACGTGCACTCGAACGCGGTGTACACGGGCGTACCCGGCTCCGAGTAGTCGATGTGAGCCAGGCAGCGGAAGTCGTCGCCCCGCCGGTCGCCCAGCAGTTCGAACTTGATACGGGTCATGGTCATGCAAGACTCCAGGTGATGGCGGGGATGAAGCGGGAGACCAGGGAACGCAGGGTGACCCTGCGCCTGGGGACACTCACGGTGGCCCCGGTGGCCACCGTGAGCACGGGAGCAGTCCCGATCTCACGGTCACGGGAGAACGCGGCCACCAGGTCGAGCCACACGGACTCAGCCGTGCACTCGTCCTCCATGGCCTGCTCGGCCATGTCCAGGCCAGTGGCGGCGGCGGCCCCCCGAAGGGCCGCCCTCTCGCTCTCGAACTCCCACGTGATGTCCATGGGGCACAGCCAAGCGCTACGGGGAGAAGGGCGTCAAGACCCTTCCCCGATTCCGTTATCGACCCGTTATCCAAAGCCTCCAAGCATCTACGCGCGTAGACAATCAATGGCCTGCAATGTCAGCACTGTCATGCATTTTGGTCCTGACATGGTGGGACAAGCGTCTTGGACAGGTGTCTGTCCGCCCCCCGGCAGCCCATCCTTCCTTCAACAGACTGTTGATTGTGCGCTTGTGAACGCATGCTGGCACATGCATCGACATGCGTGCCCATGCATGGTCATGCGTGCACGGCTGGCCTGGGCGTGGTCATGTCAGGGCGCAGCGAGGTGCGTGTGTGCACGCGCGCGTTCGTGCGTGTGTGTGCGTGCATCGTGTGCGCGTTCGTGTGCACGCGCGCGACCCGGGGGTTTTAACTGGCGGCGGGGTGAGGTGGGGTGAGTCCCCCTCCACATGCGCAATATGGACTACTCACTGTGTGCACTGGGCTTCTCTGTGTGACTGTCATGGCTTGACCTCCAGATGGTCTATTCCCGGTTCTTGGTGTGACTTGGGTCACATTCTTGGAAGGTGGAGACACGAACGGTCCTTGTCCTGCATGGGTCGGCATGAGTGTGACGTAGATCACACTGGCTGTGCTGTCACGAAATCCGGAAATACGGGCGTTAGGTATATGGGGCCCCCAGCGATGTCCCCGAGCCGAGCGAACGAAGTGAGCGAGGCGAGGAGAGCCGAGCGTGTGCAAGTGCCACCAGGATCACCAGTGGCACCCCGAGGCAGCCCCTGAAGGGCTGCCGACGGGAAGTGCACGGGGAGAACAAGTGCACTGGGTGCACACAGGTGCACCTGACTCCAGGCCCTTCAGGGGGCCTGGAGTCGAAGTGGGTGAGATCGTTCGCAGGGCTCGCAAGCTCGCCCTGCTCACTACGTGACACCGGTTGAAGCTGTTGAAGATGGATATCCACGGTGTCCCCTTCGGGGAATCCCTTCCCCGTCATTAGGAGACCCCTTGAGTATCGTGAACACCCGAGAGCTTCCGATCCCGAAGAAGAAGGAAGCCTTCCTCAAGCTGACTCAGGCTGGCGTCGGCCGCTTGAAGGCGGCCGACGAGATCGGCATGACGATCCAGGG